GGACCCGAAACTGGGGCCGGTAATCATCAGTCTGCTCCAGGAGGGCAGTCGAGAGAGCCGAGAGGATGCGATTGCGCTTACCCGGCTGGCGATTTCAGGTACGTACTGCCGGGTGATTGAGCGCCGACCTGATTACGTGGTCGTGCGCGTGAGAGGTTCGCGCCGGCGGTTCGTGCTGCCGGTAGAAGTCGTGAAAACAAGGTCCGAAACGTAGGGAGGTATGATGGCTCGAGGTGGAGTAGTGTCGGAAGGCAGTTCGCTGTCGAAGTGGAACTGCCCGGCCGACCATGCAATCGTCTGCGCTCTGCACCATTTGCCCGTCAAGGTCGTCAGAGCCCGGCGGATGGTGCGGATGCAGGGAGAGCGGAAGCTCGTTGAGGCGGATATCCGCGTCTGCCCGGAGGGATGCTGCGACCCGCACGTTGACGAGAAGGGCAACCGCGTGCCCGGCCTGTCAATGTGGGCCCGGCCGCTGCCGAGCGACAAGGCGAAGGCGAACATGGCGGCCTACCAGAAGGACAAGGCCGGCTATCTCACCGTGACCGTGCCGGTCAAGAAGCTGGTCCCGACTCCGCACAAGCGGCCGGTGAAGCCGGCGGAGCCGAAGGAGTAGCCGTGCGGCGCTGGCCTGTTCTGCTCGCGGCGCTGCTGCTGCTCACGCTGCCGGCTCTGGCCGGCGGGGTGCGCGATACGGCCGCCGGGCCGGGTGCGGGAGAACCGCCGGCGGGGTGGCCGGACTGGGTGGTATGGCTGCTCGCGGCAGCACTGCCGTTCGTATTCCAGTTCCTGCTCGGCAGGCTGCCCGGCCCAGTAAAGGTGGTGATATGCTACGCCTTGGGCGCGGCGGTCGGAATCGCCATCGGGTTCCTGGTGCACGGCTGGACAAGCTGGCTGGACATCCTGCGTAATACGGCCTGGCTCTGGAGTGGTATGACCTTCGTCTATGGCCTCATCGTCAAGCCAGCGGTGAAGCGACTCAGGGTCAAGGCGAAGCTCCAGCCGCTCGGCCTGATCGCGGCAAAGTTCGCAAAGGCAGATTGACAAGCGCGGGCCGGTTCCTGACGGGGCCGGCCCGCAGAGGTGAAATTAAATGAGCAACTGGAGTTGGGCCACATCAGTGCCAGGGACGCCGATCCCGCAGGCGCGGGTGGTCCCGTCGCGCACTACCCGCCGGGGACAAGTAATCCCGGCGCATCACACGCCCCGGTCGCGGCGCTACCGCGACCTGCTCGTCCTCGAGTTCCGCCGCCGTAAGCCGACCGAGCCGGTTGATTTCCCGGTCTGCGTCACGATTGCCGTGATGCTCAGACGGCGGCGGAGTGCAACCCGGCCGGTCTATACGCCGGCAAGCTGCCGGGCGTATCCGGTGCATCCGGGGTCGGGCGATGTCGACAACTACGCGAAGCAGGTGCTCGATGCGTTAGTTACCGCCGGGGTGCTGGCGGACGACCGCTACGTGGTCGCACTGACAGTGCGGAAGTTATGGACATACAGCGGCCCGGCGGCACTGTTCGTGAAGGTTGAACAGCTATGAGCTACGTCATACCGGCTGACCTGCTGCAGGTGCCGCTGACATGGCAGGACTGGTCGCTGGCTGCGCGGGTCGAGGCGCTGCCGAAGGACCAGCGCCCGGCGGCGGCGAAGCTCGCGGCGGTCGCAATTACGCTTCACGAGCAGCCAGGCCGGATTCCCGTCGGCAACTGCTGCGGCCTGATGAGCTGGGGCCGGCAGTTCCCCTGGGGCTGGCGGCGCTCGCAATGGCTCATCCGGCCTGTCGGCTACGCGCTCATCCGCGAGGGTCAGACCGGCATCTACGCCCCGTTCCTCGCCTTCGCTGCGCCGGCAGACAGCCTCGCGTTCCTGCTCGGCCGGGTAGCGGGCTGGTCCAGCCCGACGGCGCACAACTACGCCGTGAAGTGGGTCGGGACCGAGCCGGGGACGGCAGGCTACCGGAGCGCCGTCGCGGGCTTCGAGCGCTGGCTGCGCAAGGTGCAGGATTACGTCTGGTCGCTGGGGCCGGGCAAGCCGGAGCGGGAGGGAAGATAGCGCGGCCATGAGCGGGGTCTTCGTTCCTGACGCTCTGCGGCCGCTGCTCCGCCCGGTCGCGGAGCTGACTGAGTACCCGCGCAATAGCCAGGTGCATACCGAGGAGAGCGTTGACGAGCTCTGCCGCCATATCCTGCTCGACGGCTGGACCCGGCCGCTGCTGGTCTGGCGCAGCCCGCAGGACGGCAAGCTCTACGTCGCCGCCGGGCACCGGGCGCTACGCGCCGCGCTCAAGCTCGGCATGGCCGCAGTGCCGTGCGTGGAGCGGTCAGACTGGGCTGAGCGGCAGTTCCGCACCTACGTCATCTGGGACAATCAGAGCGTCAAGCAGGAACCCTGGGACGCGCCGGTGCTGCGCGACGAGCTGGTCGAGCTGGAGGCATTCGCCGGGCCGGACGGCGGCGAGTTCGATATGGCGCTGACTGGCTTCGACCGCGATGAGGTCTATGCGATGGTGCATGGCAAGGCTGGCAGGCCGGGTCTGACCGACGACGACGCCGTGCCGGAGGCCGTGCCACCGCGCAGTAAGACTGGCGATGTGTGGCTGTGCGGCAAGCACCGCGTGATGTGCGGCGACTCGACTAAGGCCGAGGATGTAGCGAGGTTGATGGCGGGGCAGAAGGCGGATGCCGTGGTGACTGACCCGCCGTATGGAATCGGCTTCAAGTATGCCAGCTATCAGGACTCGAGGGCGAAGTGGTTTGACCTCATCGGGCGTGTTGTGCCGATGCTGCGAGGGCTTGCCCCATTTGTCGTGATGCCGTGTTGCGGGATTGACCGCATGGGCTGGTGGTATGCGAATCACACGCCTGACTGGTTGCTGGCGTGGTATAAGGGGTCGCCGGGCCACCGCGCTCAAGTCGGCTTCAACGATTGGGAGTGCATTCTAACGTGGGGAAAGCCGCCCAACCAGATGCATGACTACTTCCAGACGGCGTGTGGATTCAAGGACAACCCTGACCATCCATGCCCAAAGCCGGTAGCGTGGGCGACGTGGCTGGTTGAACGTGCCGCTGAAGTAGGCGGGCGCGTAGTTGACCCCTTCCTCGGCTCCGGCACAACCCTCATCGCCTGCGAGAAGCTTGACCGCGTGTGCTACGGCATGGAAATCGAGCCACGCTATGTTGACGTGGCGGTGCGGCGGTGGGAGCAGTTCACCGGCCGCGAGGCCGTGCTGGAGGCTGCCGGAGACGCCAGCGCCAGGTCGCCGGAGGCATAGTGGCAGGCAGGGTCAAGCCGCGAGTCGCGCTGTCTGACATCAGGCGCAAGCGGCTCTTCACGCCCGAAATGATAAAGGACGCGCTCGCGGCAGGCGGCGCGGGCTGGTCCCTGGCGCAACTGGCAGATTACTGGGGAGTTAGTGAGCGGACGCTGGCGGAGTGGGTCAGGCGGAATCCCCTGACGCTCGGTGCGGCGTTGAAAAGAGGCCAAGCCTCGGCAGAGGCGCAAGTTGCGACATCTCTGCTTCAGGCCGCGCAGGGCCGGCTCGTCAAGAGCGAGAGCCTTGAGCCGGTGCTGGATGAGGCCGGGCGGCCGGTGCGGGACCCGGAGACAGGCGAGCCGGTGACGCGGGTGCATCGCACCTACCAGCCGTTCAACGTCGTGGCCGCCATCTTCTATCTGTGCAACCGTGCGCCTGACCGCTGGAAGAACGTCCAGCGGGTCGAGATTGAGCACAGCGGGGCCGGGCCGCAGAACCTCGTGCTCATCGTGGCCGGCGATGGCGGCGCGGAGCGCCGGCTGAACCTGGGTGAGGCGATAGACGTGCCGGTACTGGCGCCGGGCGAGCCGCCGGCGCTACCCGGCGGGAACGGAGCGAAGCCGTGACGAAGGCGGAGCTGACGGTCGAGATACTGAATCTTGAGCGTGCGATAGTCGTGCGCGAGCAGGAGCTTGCGCAGACGCGTGAGCGGCTGGCAGAGCTGAAGCGCCAGCGCGACGCGATGGAATGAGCGGGTCAGGCAGGCGGCCGGTAGCATCAACACCTCGTTCAACGGAAGCCACAGCCCACCGGCGCAAGCCGGGCATACCCCGGTCGCCTGCCGCCATCTCCGGATGTTGAACCCTGAGATAGCCGAGGTGCTGGCCGGGACGCGGCAGTGGTGCGTGGTCTGCGGCGACGCCCGCGAGAAGCTACGGGAGCTACCGGCCGGGTCAGTCCACTGCATTGTGACTTCTCCGCCCTACTTCGGCCTCCGTGCCTACAAGTCCGGCGACGCCGAGATAGGCCGGGAGCGGCTACTTGAGGACTACATCAGCAACCTCATGGCGGTCATGGCCGAGTGCTGGCGGGTGCTGCGCGACGACGGGCTCCTGTTCGTCAACATCGGGGATTCGCAGGCGGCAGGCAAGGGTGCATCTGGTCAGGGCATCGCGCCCGACGAGCAGGAATGCCGTCGTGCCTCAGGCGAGTCCATCAATCGGGCTTGCCATCAAATTGGCGGCAAGGGCAAGACGCGCTCGCTAGATGACCGAGCCGCGTTGCGCAAGTCTGGCCTCAAGCCCGGCGACCTCTGCGGTGTGCCGTGGCGCTTTGCCTTTGCGATGCAGGCGGCGGGCTGGTATCTGCGGCGCGACATCATCTGGGTCAAGGCGGTGAGTCTTGGGCCGGAAGCGTTGTCCGGGTCTGCCGAGTGGCAGCCGCCCGCCCTGTTCGACGAGCCGGAGTTCCAGCCGAAGATAGTGCGGGTCGAGGACGAGGACGAACCCACATCCGGCTCGACGATGCCAGAGAGTGTTGACGGGGTCAAGTGGGAAAGGCACGAGGTTGAAGCGGACGAGTGGAAGGCGTGGAAGCGACTGGAGCCGGGCGACAGAACAAGTAAGGCCACTTGGAAACGGCGCATTGAACTGCCCGACTGGAAAGCATGGAAGGAGCGCGAACCTGAACCTAAGTGGCGCGACTGCCCCGGCTGCCCCAAGTGCCTGCCGACCGGCGGCTACATCCTGCGGCGGTCAAACTGGCGGCCGACCCGTGCCCACGAATACATCTTCCAGTTCGCCAAGTCCAACGACTACTGGGCGGACAGGGAGGCGGTGAAGGAGGGGTGTGTTCCCTATGAGGTTGAGCGTCGGCGGCGCGAGAAGGCTCAAGGTTTGGACACGCGCTACACCTTGACCCGTGACTCGGACGGGTTCGCCGGGCAGACACCACCGTCGCAGTCTTCTGGATGCCGTTCTGCGGCAAAGAAGGCTGAGTATGTCGAAGCCGGCCGCAACCTGCGCGACTGCTGGTGGATTCAGCCCGGCGGCAACTCGGATGTCAGTGGTAGCCATTTCGCCATGTTCCCCTCGAAGCTACCTGAGGTCTGCATCAAAGCCAGCACATCCGATGCGGGCGTCTGCCCGAAATGCGGGGCGCAGTGGGCGAGGGTGGTAATAAAGCAGGGCGAACCGAAATACACAGAGCAGGGTAATCCGCAAGGTGTAAATAGGTCGGTGATGTCATGGGGAGATTCTCACCCGGTCAAAAACCCGGCGCGGTGGATGCCGACCGTGGATGCCCTCGGCTGGCGTCCAACCTGCACCTGCTGGCTACCATCCGACCCGACCCCGGCGGACTGGCTACCGCTCGTCCCGCCCGACTTCAAGCCCATCCCCGCCACGGTCCTCGACCCCTTTGCGGGGCTGGCTACCACTGGCGTCGTGGCGCTGAAGCTCGGCCGGAGCTTCGTCGGCATCGAACTAAACCCCGACTACTGTCGGCTGGCCGAGGACAGGCTGCGGCGGGAGTGCGGGCTGCTGGCGGAGGCCGGGCGGTGAGCGTAGAAGCGCCGGTCCAGGCGCAGGAGAAGCGCCTCGTGCTCTACCCCTGGCAGGCGCGGGCTATCGCGCAGAGCCAGCCGACCGCCGACCGGCGGTGGTTCGCGTGGTTCTGCGGCACCGGCGCGGGCAAGACCTACGCCGGGGCGCTCTGGGCGCTCCAGCAGCAGATTGCTGCGGCGCAGCGGCTGGCCGCCGACGACCTGAGCCGGCGCAAGCGGCCTGTCGGCCTCGTCGTGGCGCCGACGTTCGACTCGCTCCGCCGTTACGCCGTCGGGCACCTGCTGGAGCATACTGCCGGTACCCGCCATGCCGTGCGCTACTTTGAGAACCGGCATGACGTTATCTTCCCGCCGGCCGCCGGCGGCGGCCATGCGGTCTGCTGCTCGTTCGACAACCCCGCGACGGTCAAGCGGGCCGAGGGCGGGCAGTTCGACTGGGCGTGGATTGACGAGGCGGGCCAGACGCCCGATGCGGCCTACGCGGTAGTCCGGGCCCGGACGGCCATCCGCCGCGCCCCGGTGCTGCTGACGAGCTATTGGTATGCACCTATCAACTGGTGCTACCGTGAGATATGGCGGCGCTGGGAGGCCGGCGACGCGGAGCTGGGCGTGCTGAACCTGCCGACGTGGGAGAATCCCGACTACCCGAAGCAGGAGATTGAAGCCGCCCGGCGGACGCTGGACCGGGCGCTGTTCGAGATGCGCTACGAGGCCAAGCCCAGCCGGATGGTCGGGCTGGTCTATGGCGAGTCGTGGCAGCCGGGCGACCCGGAGATGCACTGCGAGCCGTTTGACATTCCCGCCGACTGGCGCGTAGTCGTGGGAGGGTTGGACCAGGGCTTCTCGCCCTCGCCGTTCGTGCTGGAACTGCTGGCCGAGGACCCGGCGACGGGCGTGCTCTATGCCTTCGCTGAGTTCTGGAGCCTGGCGACTACGACACAAGAGAAGGCCGCCGGGATAACGGCGCTGCTGCGCCGGACGGTGCCGGAGGCCGGGTCGCGGCACTTCGACTTCTTCGGCGACCCGGCCAATCCGCAGGGACTAGTTGACCTGCGCAACGAGTTCCGCCGGCTGACGGGTAAGCTTGACATTTCCGTCCATTCGGCCGATAATGCTGTCGAGTCAGGGATTGAGGCGGTGGTGGCGGCGCTGCGTGGAAAGCGGCTGCGGGTGATGCGGGGCCGGTGTCCGCACCTGGTGGATGAGCTTACCCTCTACTGCCGGGACTCGCATGGTAACATCGTCAAGCGTGACGATCATGCGGTGGACGCCCTGCGCTACGTGGTCTACTCCCGCGCCCGCCGCAGGCAGAGGGCTGGAGTCGTATGAGGAGGTTCCCTTGAGGCTTCCCTTCGCGGGGCTGGTCCAGAGGTTCGTAGCCAACATCACAGCTCAGGCGGTGCGCGAGGCGCTCCGCACAAAGGCCGGCGTCGTGCCGGCGGAGGCACTCGACGGGCCGGGCTGGACTACGTTCCTGCTTCAGGTCGGCGCTTCGCTGGGTGAAATCAGAACGCCGGAGCAGGCGTTTCAACTGGTCACTTGGGTCAACCGCGCAATCTCGGCCATCATCGAATCCAGCCGCCGGGCCGGGCTGCTCGTCTACAAGGTCAAGCCGCAGGTCAAAGCCCGCGCACTCGCGCCCGGCTGGTCAGCCCGGCACAAGGCCGAGGACGGCAAGCTCGTGCCGGCAACTGACCCGATGGAGCTGCTGCTCAACCCGCTGCGTGACTGGTCGTGCGGCTGGGACGAGCTGTTCGAGGAGACGTTAGGCCACTTCCTGCTGCGCGGCTGGGTCGGCTGGTATTGCCCGCTGGTCAACGGCAAGCCGGCGGCCATCCGGGTCGTGCCGCGCTCGGCGGTAGTCAACGTCACCATCGCTCGCGGTGTTATCCAAAGCTACAAGCTACTGCGCGGGTCGGAGATGATTGACGTGCCCGCTGAGGAGCTATGCGTGATGCGGCGCTGGAATCCGGCCAACCCGGTCGAGGGGCTGTCGCCGATTGACGCGGCGATGCTGACCGCAGATACCGACCGGGCGCAGACGCAGGCTGGCAAGGTGCTGGCGCGGCGCGGCGGGTTCCAGCAGGGACACCTCTACACTGACGCGCCCGACGCGACCGAGGAGGAGGCCCGCCGGGTGCAGACGAGCTTCGAATCGAAGTATGGCGGCCCGGCCGAGGCTTACCGCACGCCCGTTCTCTGGGGCGGCTACAAGTGGCAGCAGACCGGGCTGACGATGCGCCAGCTCGGGTTCCTTGAGGCACGTCGGTTCAACCGCGAGGAAATCGGCGGGCTGTTCGGCGTGCCGCCAATCAAGATGGGTGACTGGTCGAACAGCTACTACAACTCCCGCGAGCAGGCCCGGAACTTCTGGCTGGACGCCATCGAGCCGCTGCTCAAGCGGGTCCAGCGGTTCCTGGACTCGCAGTTCCTCGATTACTGGGACCGCGACCTCGCGGCCGACTGGGACTTGGCGGACGTGGCGGAGTTGCAGGAAGACCGCAAGGAGCAGGCCGACATCGCCGTCGCGCTCGTGAACGGCCGGCTGCTCAGCCCCAACGAGGCGCGGGACGAGTATCTGCACCGGCCGCCCTACGCCGGCGGCGACGCGATTCTGGCCGGTATCGGGCTGCTACCGAGCGGAACCGCGCCGAGGCCGGTACCTGAGGATGAGTCGGAGCGGGCGCGGAAGAGCGCGGTGGATGAGGCTTACCGCCGGCTGTTCCGGGCCAGCAGCCGGCAGAAGCAGCTCGAGGTCGCGGACGACCCGCAGGCGCTGGCCCGCTGGTGGCAGCTCCTCAACAGCATCATGACCCCGCAGGCCGCCCGGCTGGGCCGGCTGCTCCAGGCGCGGGTGCGCGACTGGCTGAAGCTGCTCGACCAGGCGCTGCTCGACCGGGCGACTGACCCGATAGCCGTGCTGAACGCGGAGAAGCTGGCCGGCAAGTTGGCCGAGGACTCGCTGCCGCTGGTCCGGGCGTTCTACACTGAGGCAGGCGAGCGGGCCGAAGGCGTGGCCGGGGCCAAGGCGGTGAAGTTCGACATTGACGCCGCCCGGCGGGCGAAGATTGCCGAGATGGTTCTGGACTGGGCGACCGAGACGACCGACGCGACTATCCGGCAGGCCGGTTCCGAGATTGCCAGCCGGCTTACCGCCGGGGCCGACATCGCCGCCAGCCACGACGAAATCATCGCCACGCTGCGCGACCTGCTCGGCTCGGAGTATCGCTGCGAGATGGCGAGCCGGACCATCGTGCAGGGCGCTAACAACCGAGCGACGCTGGACGGCTGGACCGACTCGCAGGTTGTCGAGGGCAAGCGCTGGCTGGCCGGGCCGCCGGGCGAGCGGCGGCGGCCGGTGCATCAGGAGATGAGCGCCAAGGGCGACATCTATGCCCTGAGCGATAACTTCGTCCTGCCGAACGGGGCGACCGGCCCGCACCCCGGCGATATCTTCAAGGGCGGTGCGCGGGCGCTTGACGAGATAATCAACTGCGGCTGCGTCATGGTAGCCGCGCTGAAACGGCTGTAAGGAGGCGTATGAAGCCTGAACTGAAGTTTGCACCGGGCTTGACCGAGGAGCTGAAGGCCGACGAGGCCAAAGGGCTGGTCGAGGCCATCATCTCGGTCGAGACTGAAGACCGGGACGGCGACATCGTCCGTATCGGTGACGGCAGGGAAACAGGGCTGCTGCTGACGGAGTTCAAGCGTAATCCCGTCGTGCTATTCCAGCACGGCAAGGACGCTCGCGGGATGCGGCCCATCGGTAAGGCTACGAGCGTTGAGCCGACGACGCACAAGCGCAAGCCCGCGCTCGCGGCCGGCGTGCAGTTCTCGATTGACGACCCGGAAGACCCGGACCCGCGAGTGCTGTTCCGCATGGTCGTCCGCGCCATGCTCAGGGCCTGGTCGGTGCGCTTCATGCCGCTCGACTACGAGGAGCGCGAGTCAAGCTACGGCTGGAAGGGCTGGGACTTCAAGACGAGCGAGCTGCGCGAGTTCTCGCTGGTCGCCATTCCCGCCAACGCGCTCGCGCTGACTCAGGCGGTCAAAGATGGCGTATGCGATATCCCCTGGCTGCTCAAGCGGGGCGTCATCAAGAGCGTCGAGGCGCTGGAGTTCGGCTCCGACCTGCTCAAGCGGGTCGTGGGCTACGAGGCGACGCCGACGCTGGACCAGGACGCGGGCTGGGACGCGGCCGCTGCCCGCAAGCGTTTGGCGGCCTGGGCCAGCTCCGACGGCTCCGGCGACGCGGACAAGATGGACTGGGGCAAGTATGCTCGCGGGTTCCTCTGGGTTGACGGCGAAGCGGCCGAAACCTTCGGCGGCTACAAGCTACCGCATCACGACGTCGCCGACGGCAAGCTCAAGGTCAACTTCCGGGGCTGCGCGGCCGCGCTGGTCGTGCTGCGCGGCGGCCGGGGCGGGGCCGGCATACCGGAGGCGGACGTGCCGCGCTGCGAGCGCCATCTGGCCGCGCACTACAAGCAGTTCGACGCCGAGTTCCCGGAGAAGGGGCTGGATGCGCCGACCGTGCTGGCCGCCGGGGTCAGCCTCGACCCGGTAGCCGAGGCGATACTGACCGCCCGGCTGGACGCTGAAATCGGCAAGCTACGGATTGAGATGGCCGGCAGGCAGCGCGGCGCTCCGGTAAGCCCGGACGCGCTGGCTGAACTGCGCCGGCGGCTGCTGAAGCACTGAGATAGTTGACAGCCGGGTCGGGGCGGCTACAATTACCCCGACAAGGCGGAAGACCGCAAGCCTCCGAGGCCGGGCTTGACCCGCGCCCTGGCAGCCGGTTCCGCGACAGACTGGTAAGACTGCCAACTCTGGAGGCCACTTTGGACCCGACTTCAATGACCGATGAGCAGCTCCGCACCCTCATCGCGGATGAGGCCGCGACGAAGGTCGTGGCGCGGCTCTCCAAGGGCCTGAAACTGCCCGACGGCGCGAAGCTGGACGACGACTTGCTCAAGTCGGCCGGCATCCCGACGCTGGAGCAGGTCAGGGCCGAGATTCTGGCAACGCTCAAGGCTGCCGACGCTCGCAAGCTCATCGGCGGCTACATCGACGACGCGGGCCGCGAGAAGTCGAGCAGCGGCTATCCGCGCCCCAACTTCTCCTTCGCCGACTTCCTGCTCGCCGTCGCGCACGCCGACCCGCGCTCGAAGGGGCCGGGCATCGGCCTGCCGCCTGCGCGGCTCACCATCGAGGACATCGGCAAGTGGGGCCGCGAGCACGAGGCCCCGCGCT